GCATATCAGCGCTTAATCCAGTGCGATAGCGCATCAGGATTTTGGCCGTGATCTGGCTTTGCGTTGATTGGGCGGCGATGAACTCGCGGGCGCTCAGGGGCTCGATACTGGCAAAGACGGTAGCAATGATCTGGATTGTCTCGACCAGTGCGCCGGTATCCGGGTCTTGCGTGATGATCGGTTTTTCAATCCGCACGCGTTGATTCAGGCGGCCAGCGTTTAGCTTGGCTTTCATGCCAGGGCCTGCACCCTTTGACGCTCAAGCAAGCTGCGCACAGCGGGGCTCAGCACGTCGGCGGTACTCGATTCACGATTCAGCCAGAGTTCGCCAAGAACAAGCATCACCGCAGCGTCTTCAATGTCGCCGTTCGATTGATAGCTGTTGCCGATGTAGTCGGAAACGATCGCGGCGGCGAGCATCAGCTTTTGTTCGATCTCAGCATCATGTTCAGTGCCATCGATTCTGAGGTGGTAACGCGCGTTATCGAGGCTGATCATTGCGCCACCTCTTCCGTGTTGTCCGTGTTGTTACCGGATAGGGCCACGTCTTGCATTTGGCGATAGACTTCATCGCCACCCTTCACAGGGGGCAATCCTTCCTTGGCGCGGACTTCGTTGACCGTGATCCACCCGGCATTGATTGCGCTGCTATGCGCGGCGTAGCGGCTGGCGGTGTCCATGCGCAGCAATGCGGACTCGTCAAACTCAGTTCGCATCGTCGCGGGCAGATCGAGGCCGTCATCGAGGCAAAGCTCGATCGCTTCGACAAGGTGTTGAACCGCGTCGCTGTAATAGCTCAGCGACATTTGTTCGTTGCTGGTGTAGGGCGCAGCAGGACCGGCGCCAATCTTCCATGCCGGAACGTTGAATGCCCTGCACACGTCCTGCGCGGTGAATTGAAGCTGTTCGATCAGTTGGCTATCGACAGCGCTAACCGTCATCTGCTGGAAGCTCAGGCCATCACCAAGAACAGCCGTCTTGCCAAAGTTGGCACCGCTGAACTTCAGTTCCCAATCGGTCTTGAGTCGGTCGGCAGTCTCTTTGCTGATTGCGCCGGGTGCAGTCAGCACGCCCCCAGGTTGCGCCCCGTTCTCGAAGAACTTCGAGCTGTTGCGCTGGATATTCACGCCCTGCATTGCAGCATAGCCGGCAGCAGTCAGAGGGCTAACGCCGACCAGCGGGTGATAAGGGGCAATGCCGCGATCGTGGATGATCTCGCGGGCGGGTGCGGTTGCGCCCTCTTCAGCAATGCCGGCGAGCGTGCTTTTCCGGAGTTGATAGAACACAGCGCCATCGTCGGAAACAAGCACGGTCACAGCGCGAGGATCAAGCACATGCAGTGCAGTGACTTTGCCGGATGCGTCACGCTGCTTGAGCATGTACGCGTTGCCATACAGCAATTTCGACAGCGTCCAGGCGGCGAAGAACTGCGCCCGGTTCTGGTAGTTGTTCGGCTTGCGGAACAGCTTGGCAAGCTCGTGATTCACTTCAGACCAGACGCCCTTCTTCTTGGCGCTGATCCGAATCGGCAGCTTGCCGATGTCGTTGCTGATGAGAGATGCACAGGCGAAAACAGCCGAATGCGCAAGCGCGGTTTCGACTTCGACTTTCTCGTCGCGCTGCCACGCACCCGACGAAGATTCACGGATGATGGGGAACCAGCCACCGGAGTTCGTCGGAACCGGAGTGGCCGATTTGTTGCGCTTGAGGAAATCGAAAAACGCCATGTGCATCCCTTGGTTAGTTGCCCCGACCGTCAGGCCGGGGCGTGGTCATCAGGCGTATTTCGCCGCGCTGATGCGATACACAGCGGACGGGCGGCGACGATTCCAGGTGATGCCGCGAATCGCCTTGATCGCCATCGCGCCGGTCTGCCACAGGGAGACAAGCTGTGCCGGGGTCGGGGTCTTGCTGTCATGGACCGGAGCCGAGTCCATTTCAAGCGAGGCTTCACGGCTGGCGTCGATAGCCAGGCCACCTTCAGCAACGAGGATTTCGTTTTGCACAGCGAGGACCACGTCATAGCCGGCGACTGCGGTGCCGGGAACGTTGGTGCTCAGCACGACGGGCAGGCCCTCGAAGGTGCCGCCAGTCACGAAATCGACGCCGGGGAATTCACGCAGGCCGGTGGTTGCATTCGTCATCATACTCAGGGCAAGCGCGGTGCTCGGGTGCATGACCCACACGCCCGAGGCGATCGGCTGATTCGCAGCGACGAACGCACCGTAAGCGGCTTTCACATCAGCGCGAACGTGGGCAGCAGTCACGCCCGAAGCGGCGGCAGTGCTCGCAGCGTTGGCGATCGAAGCGGGCTTCACGCCAGCGATACCGGCGTTTGCCTGATCGATGAAAGCGACATCGACGGCTTGCACGACAGCGGCCAGCAGATCGTCACGCACCAGCATTTCCGCAGCCGGCTCGGAGCGGCGAAGCAGTTCTTCGGTGAAGACAGCGATGGCGCCCAGCTTATGCGCACCGACTTCCAGGTCAGCAAACGCGGCGTTGGTGATCGGGGCCGGCTTGCCTTCGCCGATCCAGCTTGCCGAAGTGCCGGACGTGGCACGCGGGATGCGGATGTTCTGCGGGACGTTGCGCACGCCGGACAGCTTGCCGAGAATCGTTTGCGGGCGCAGGAGGTCGATGAACTCGCCGGTCATCAGTTGGTTCTCGACCAGCGCAGTGAAGCCGGCATCAGTCGTGGAGCCGGCAGCGACAGCAGCTTTCAGGGTCAGCTCGACGCGATCGCCATAGCCGGAAGCCTTGGCGATTTCGACGGCTTGCATCGGGTTGCCCTTCGCGAGCGCCAGCGACTTGGTGAAGCGCACGAAGTCGGTGCCCTTCGGAGCATTCGATTCGACGCTGATGTTCGAGCCTTGAACGGGCTTGGCGGCCTTGGCTTGGCGGGCTTCCGCAGCCTTCAGACGATCGAGGTGCTGATCAATGGCGGCGATCTCGGCCTCAGCGGCCTGGTACTCGGCGTCTTCGTCTTGCGACAGGGTGGCGCCTTTGGTGATCAGCGCGTCCATACCGGCCAGGACTTCGGCTCGCTTGGCTTGGAACTGCTGGATTTGCTCGGAGATGGTCATTGCGGGTGATACCTCATTGATGATTGATACGGATTTGACGACTTGGATGGCGGCTTCGGTATTCGCCGGGATGGTCACGGCTGAAAGCTCCAGCCACTGCCACTTGTTGAACTTGAAACCTGTTTCGATGGGCTCGGCTTCAAGTGCGCGGAATCCGACCGAGAAGCCACTAACGAGGCCGGACTTAATCATTTGCCAGATTTCGGCAATCTTGGCGGTCGCGTCTTTAGCGACTTTGGCCACGATCTCGACGCCTGCTTTCGTTGCAGTCGCTTCGATGACGTGGCCAATCGGTTGATTCGGGTCGTGGTTGAAAAGCAGAGGCAGCGGCAGCTCGAAAACTGCGCCTTCAGGCATGACGATGTCGCCATCACGATCCGTCTTGGGGGTCGTGGCGATACCGCGAAGAATGCCTTGCTCAGGGTCGAAAGACTTGACCGTGATGGTCGAAGAGGCTTTGAGAATGCTTTTGTCCATAGGCGCTATTTTCGCGCCTATTTACTTGGCATTCCATAACCTTATTGTCCTGTATTGTCCTGTTTTGTCCGATTACAGGATCATCAGTTGGTATTCGGGTTCGCGCTCTTCTTCAATCATGGAATTGGCAGCACCGAACGCCATCGTCAGTGCCACCATGCCGTCAATCCGGGAGGTCGCTTTTGACTTGTCGAGCTTGCGATTACCGGCGGGGTCTTTCGTGACGACTGCACCGGATGCGCACATTGTTAGGACAGGGTGCATGCCATGTGCTACTCGTTGATTCAGGAACTCAGCTTCGACGGCATCGAGTGCGGGCGACATATCTTTGAAGCCCTGCCCGTGCGGAATCAGCGGTAGATTGAGGCTCAGCGCCTCAAATTCCTTTTTCAGCAGGTCAATTCGCCAGCGGTCGAAGGCGATCGCCTTGACGTTCAGTCCGTCCGTTAATTCAGCGATGTCGCGGGCAACCTGCTCGTAATCGACTGTTGCGCCTGGAGTCGTGCGCAGAAAGCCCTGATCGCGCCACACGTCATAGGGTTGGCGATCGCTGCGCATTCCGACGATCGTGACCGCTCATACCGACGAACGTGACCGGTTTTCTGTGCGCGCCAGCGTGGTGTTCAGAGTTTAACCGCGTCGGTCACGATCACGGTCATTTCAGGGCATGGCATAGGCTTATCCACAGGCGGCCGCCAGCGCGCCTCACACGCTGGCGGGCGGCCGGCTGTGGGTAAGCCGTACAGCACGCGCGGCCTCATGCCGTTGCCTTCTTTCGCATCGATTCGCCCTTCAG